TAGAAGGGGTTGGCCACGGGGGGGGAGATGAGACCCCTGCCCGGGGAGGGGCCCTCGAACTATCTCGATTCCCAACTAAAACGTTGGAGTTGGAGTGTGCCGGATTTTCTCCACAGACTAGCGGTATAGTACGTATGTTCGATTGCGCCCGTCGCCGGCCTGTGCTATGCTGGGTTCGCTCCGGTCAAGGTTGTGTCCGGTAGTGGGTTGGGAATATGCCGCGGCCCCGGGGAGTTCTTGCCACCGTTCTTCGCCCCGGGGTCGTGGTGTATCATTTTGCTATGAATGCTATTACCCGCCCACCGAAGGATATCGGGGATTTTGGGCTTAATTTCGATTATTCTATTTGGACGCCGAACACTGACGTTTACCTATGTAATGTCCCGTGGGATGCAACCTACCGCGATGTCGTATGGTGGGATAATTATGACGAATCTTTTGAGGCCATTGTTCACGGTCATAAGAAGCACTCCACATGGACGCAGATTCATGGCTTGACATACTGTGCTCAAGGACGCCCGATTCGTATTGATGTTCCATTCTCCAAGGCCAACACATATAATTATCTTATCGCCAGGAACAACGAGGACCACGTCAACACGCGGAATACATTCTATTATTTCATTACGTCAGTAGAATATGTGGCTCCCAACACCACCGAGATCACCGTCCAACTCGACGTGTGGCAGTCCTATATGCACGAGTGGGAGATCACACGCTGCTACGTTGAGCGTTCCCACCTTGGCATCGCTGCCGAAGAGGCATGGACTGACAACGGGCGCCGCTACCTGACCGCACCCGAGGGCCTCGACACGGGGGCTGAATATATTGTCGGTGACGTCTGGAGGGAGTTCGTCGCCGCCACGCCGGTTCCCGAGGAGGGTCAGGAGTATGACACGGCGAACTATGACGTCGTCGTGACGTCCACTGTTGATCTGGAGGAGGATTACGGGAGCGCCGATGACCCCAAATTCACGACCGCCAAGGGTAGCATTGCTGAAGGGCTGCCGAACGGGTGCGCCGTGTATGTGATGCCGGTGGACGCTTTCACGACGATGGCCGAGGCACTATCCTATGCTCCGTGGGTGGCCCAGGGTATTGTGAGCATTACCGCTATCCCCAATGGCGTTATTGATTGGGATAAACTTGATGGCCGAAAAACGAAGCTGCCCGATGTTCCGCACGACGGTAAAAGCGCCGTGAATGCAGACGTTTTTGTTGCCAAAAAGGGGTTTGGTGACGCATTTCAAAATAACAAAACCATTGAATTGGCCGCCCCGTTCCGGACTGACACGCACATTCCGGATCGCTACAAGCACCTGTGGAAATTCTACACCGCGCCGTACATGTGGTTCGAACTCACCACGTTCACGGGGACTCCGCTCATGATTCGTCCTGAGGCGGTCGTCGATTGGAAGTTCAATGTGACCCAGTGGGCGCATATTGTGCCCCCGAACCCCAGGATCATGTTCACAGTGAACAATCTGAACGCGTCATCGTTCGGCGTCACCGACTACTGGAACGGGCGTTCTGAGCATTTCGACGTGATGACGGGGTTCGCGAACTTCCCTACGTTCACGCTCACCAACAACTCGTACCTCATGTACACTGCGTCCAATGCACACCAAATCGCCTACCAGCGGCAGTCCGCCGAGTGGGGGCAGCAGAAAGCACTGCGCGGCGCATCAACCCAGTTCGCTCAGGCGCAGGCGTCCATGCAGCAGGGTACGGACATGACGAACCTGGGCAACGCATACAACACCCAGATGGCGCAGTACAACGCCAACCAGCAATTCATGCGGTCCGGCGTGAATGCCATCGGTTCCGGTGTTGCCAGCGCCTTGGGTGGCAACATTCTCGGAGGCGCGATTAACGCGCTCACCCAAGGCTATAATATGGGTAACGAGTACGGCACAGCCCTGGAGAACAACCGCATGCGGGCCGAACAGGCATCCGCCATGACGAATTTGAAAAACTCCTACGGCAAGTACTTTGCGGACTCCAACTTGCAGATGGCCAAGTTTGCCGCCAACGGGGACTACGCCAACGCTATCGCGGGTATCAACGCCAAGATACAGGACAGTGACGTGATCGCCCCGACAACGTCGGGGCAGACGGGCGGGGACGCGTTCATGCTGTCAGCGGAAGGATGGCAGATTGTGCTACGCCAGAAACTTATCGACGTCGGCACGATGGTGCGGATCGGCGAGTTCTGGCTGCGATACGGGTACGCGATGAATGTGTTCAATCGCCCGCCGAAGAATTTCCGGTGCATGGAGAATTTCACGTACTGGCAGATGAAGGAGACCTACATCCGATCCGCGACGTGTCCGGAGGGGTTCAAGCAATCGATTCGTGGTATATTTGAGAAAGGTGTCACTGTATGGCACAAGACATTCACCATCGGTAGCGCCCTCATCGGGGATAACGAACCACTGAAGGGAATTCACCTTGACTTCACCTGACGTTAATAAGCAAAAAGATTGGGTAGCCAGCAAGATCTACCGCCCCTTCAATGAAGGGCAAGGCGCCGGCTATAAACTAAACCCCGTTCAGACTCGCGAGACTCAGTTGATCGCGATGTACGAGCGCATTCTCATTGAGATGTGCTCCAACCGCTTCAAATGGGTCGGCATGCCCGACACCGTTGACTTGCGGTTCCTGGAGATGACGCTTCTGCGTGATGCGTTGAGTGTCTTCTACTTCGATACCGAGTTCCAGCGGTTCATGACCCTTCGGGCCACAGGGCTCGGGGAAGTCAACATGTACGATAACCCCACCGGTTATACCGTGTACGGAAATCAAGTTTTCTCAAGACAGCTATCGGGTAACGAATGCGTGCCGATCTGGGCCAATCAGACCCGAATCCCTGATTGGGATATCATCAGTATGTATTCTCAGCGTCTCGCCGCACTGGACAGGACGCTGGAGATCAACATGTTGTCGGCCCGCCATCCGTTCGTGTTCGCTGTCAACAATAACGAATACAATTCGATGGTGCAGGCGTTCAATAAAGTTGTGGAGGGTCAGCCGGTGATTTTCGGTACTGAGGCTCTGAGCGCCGAGTCCATGGCGGAAAAAATCTCCCTGTTCGATATCGGCTACAAGCCGAATCAGATCAAGGACGTCATGGATGCGAAGGTTCGCACATGGAATGAGACGCTCACTTTATTGGGTGTTATGAATGTGAATTCCGAGAAGCGTGAACGTATGGTCGTCGAAGAGGCGTCCGGTGCTTCGGGACAGGTACTCGCCATGCGCGCCGTCGCGCTTAACGAGCGTCAACGGGCGTGCGAGCGGATCAGCAAGATGTATGGGCTGGAGGTCATGTGCCAATGGAATCTGGATGAGGTGACGACGGCAGAGAATGCCGCCTTAGGCGCCGTCGCCGGCGGACTCGCTGACCAGAACCCCGGCTTGGGGAGCACTGATCTGGAGGAGATGCACAGGAATGGCTGACTATACGATTGAGCTGCGTGAGGTAATCGCACGGCAGGGTGTGGAGAATATCGGGTTGGAATCATACCCGATTTTCGACGAGCAGTACAGAGATTTCCTGAACCAAAAGATCATCGACCACTATTACTATAATGAGATCGGTCTGGAATCCGTGGACATGTTTGTGCGGCAACTTCGCACAAAAATGAATGAAATCATGCCCTATTATAATAAGTGGTACGAAGCCGAATTAATCAACGTCGATCCTCTCCTCACCCAGGATATGCACTCCAGGGGCGACCAGGAGTCCAGCGGGCGCTCTTCCGGAAAGCAGAGTCAGGCCGCCAAACAGACGACAAACACCGTATCAGCAACGAAAGCCGCCGCACGGACCGTGCAGTCCGAGACGCCGCAGGTCAGGCTTTCAGGCAATGGTGATTACGCCACGGCGGCCAACGATAATTCTTCGACGTCGGACGGGACTAATGACGTGCGTGGTTCGACGTCGGGTGATTCATCGCAGTCCGGTGAATCGTCGCAGCGCGGGTCACAGGAGTCACGATCGTGGGGTTATACTGGCCATGCGCCGCAGTTGATCGCAGCGTGGCGGGAAACATTCACGAACGTTGATATGATGGTGATCACCGAACTCCAGGAGTTGTTCATGAGCGTGAGGAGCAGCAACGATTCTCTTACCGGGAGGAGGGCCACCTATGGGCTCTGGTACTGAACCCTACAACCCTAATGATATCATCAAGGACGGCGATTATCTTCTAGTTCCGCCGGATTATCGGCTGACCAACACCGTCCCCTTCACGTACCGTGACGGGTACACGTACCTCCAGATTTTGGAGGAACTACGCAAATGGGTCAACAACGGTCTGCGCGATAATCTCTCCAATAACCTGGAGAACTTGGCGGCCGACTACAACATGAGGGTCACGCGACTCCTTGGTGACGTCCGCAAGGAACTTGAGCAGTACCATGCGTTGCCCGAGCAACTGCGCGAGCAGATCGCGGAGTCGGTGCGGAAATATGATGAAGAGTTCAAACGTTTCCAGGAGACGCTGACTCAGTGGACGAAGCGTCAATTCAAGGACGACAAATTCAAGGTCTTCAACTGGCTGACCGGTGAAACCTGCGAACTGAGCGAACTCATCTCGGACCTCCACAACCGATACACGGTTCACGGCCTCCTGGCTGACGACCTGTCCCGCATGGGGTGCACCGCCGGCGACATCGACAACTGGCCGGTCAGCATCAGCGAACTCGAGACCGAGGGCAAGAACTTCCTCACGCATTTCGGCACCTGGTTGTTCTCGCCGACGACGGGCAAATACTGTAGCCCGCAGGATGCTATTCTTGATCTCATGGAGTTCATGTGCACGGGGACAGGCTTGCTGAACCATGACTGCCGGACGATCGAGTCTCTACCTATGACAGATATTCAGAACAGGAGGGTGCAGTAATGCCCGCAACCAACAAGACACCGAATTTCAATCTTCCGCTCTACGTGGCGTCCGATCATTTCAGTGTTCTCGGCGACCTGAATGGCGCCATGAACAAGATCGACGAGAACCTTGGCTCCGCTCTCACGCAGGCGCGCACCGCGTCCCGGGACGCCACCTCGGCTCTCACCGCCGCCAACGACGCCGCCGAGAACACCCACACGGCGAAAGAATCCGCGCAGTCGGCGCTCGCCGTCGCCTCCAACGCCAAGGGCGAGTCGTCCCGCGCCCTGGAGAAGGCGACCAGCGCAGCGAACGTGGCGGACACGACGGCGGCGGCGGCTCGCGAGGGCTCCACCAATGCCGAGAACGCCCCTGCTCCGGCCACACACGCACACGCGAAGG